CTATAATCTTTGGTGATTCTAACACAACTATTATTCATGGTTCTGGTATATATCTAAGAGATGGGACAAATGTAACTCCATCTGCCAATACAACAATGAGTTTTGTTTATGATGGAACTAATTGGTATGAGAAATAAATATGGAATATTATCCATTACAGGACATAACAACTAACCAATATTGGAAGCTAAAGGTTACTAATGGTATGTTGCATCTTGAAGAAAATAGCCAATCTGAAAGTAAACCTAATCCAATCATAAATGACAAAGATGGAACTACATGGATACTTTATGTTGAAAATGGCTATCTGAAACTAACAGATACTACAACGCAACCAGATACACAATTTTATCTTCATGACCCCGCTGGTGATGTTTGGCGGGTTATTGTAAATAATGGTGTAATAGGAATTGAAAAAATGAGCAAAGAGCAAACCGTTTTAAATTTATCCCATTGCCCCTTGGATGTCCGCAGTGGCAAGTGGACTGACCTGTCAAGAAAAGGCAATCACGGAATGCCTTATGGCGGTGCAAGGCCATATATGATTGCACCTGGGGTGATGGGATTTGAGTTTGATGGAAGCAGTGGGTATATAGATTTGCCTTTAGATATTTTTGACCCAGATGCAGGGGCTTGGCAGGGGTGGATAAATCTAAAAAGCTTTTCTGGTAGTGTGAGGATTTTTAGTTCTCGTCATTCGTCAGGCACGGACTCAGAATTTAGGACTTATGCCGCTTCTACAAATGAGTTTTGGTTTGCTCTGGGTCTTGGTGATACATTTCAAAATGCCAATATAGGCTCTTGGGTTTTAAATCAATGGTGGAATGTTTGTTATACTTGGAAGAAGTCTGGGTCGGTTACTATTATGAAAGGATATAAAAATGGTGTTTACGAAGCTACTAGTTCAAAATCAGGCAGTCCGCAAGTCCCAGATATTTGCATTCACCTGGGTGAGTGGAGAGATTACTATACTGAGGGTATTATCGCTGAGTTTAATGTCTATAAGCATGAGCTGAGCCAAGACGAAGTCCGTGAAAACATGTATCACAGCCCCATTTATCGAATGCTCCGTGGCTTGCCATATAGCGTATATATAAAAGTGCCTCAGCAGACACAGGGAGGGATTTATGTTCCGTAGGACAATACTGTTATTCCTTTGTGCCTTTATGGCCTATGTCTGTGCATCTTTCCATTGTTCTAAAGAGGTGCAATGGTTGCTAGAGGACGCTAGGCTGCATGAAATGCAACATACCAGCCGTGATGCTATGTTGGCAGAGCGGTTTCATGTTATTGCTGATTATCTGGATAGTGGTGAAGTGGAGCGACAGCAACTCATATCTGACCTTGTTTTTATAGCCAAGGCGAAAGCCTCACATGAAGGTTTGAATGATGACTGGAACAGGATGTGGGTTGCAAGGTATGAGAGGATATTGGAAAGACTCTGGGAAATATATAAACAGAGATACGGGAGGGAAGGATGGAAGGAGTGACAATTGTGAAAGTAGCTGTGTTGCTACTGTGTGCTTTGCTTTTAGTTGGGTGTGCAGCCCGTATGAAGGGTTTCACCAAGAGCTATGACAAGTTTATGAAGCAAGCTGATAAGCTTGCTACTGTGCTGTGCTCACACAGTGAGTTTTCGGTCTGCTATTGGCAGGCAGCTCTTGGGGATGATGCCAGCAAGATGCCTGCGGAAGCAATGGAAATTCTTAGTGAGATTGAGCAGACTGTTAAGGGCAAGAAGGCCGAAGACCTCACAGAGTGCGAGAAGGGCAAGCTGTTAGGCTTGTGGCAGCGGTTCGCCTACTTGGCGGGCAAGGATGTTATCAAGCGTGTTGTGCCTTTCATGGTCAAGTTTGTGGGAGCGCCATGATGGCATGGAAGGAGCTCAAGGAGAAAGTTGATAAGAGGTTGACAGAGCTCGGTATTGACGAGAATGTTGATGTTTGCTGGATTGATGTAGTATTGTATGGCTCTGATGAGGTGGACATTGAATATGTTAAGGATGAAGACTGTATTAGGGTGATGGACTGATGGACGATGTCTTTGTGAGGGCAATGGAATTTGTGAAGCTGCTCAAGCAGTGGGTCCTAGAAGCTAGGGCTAGATGCCACGAGGTTGAAGACCCTGCAGAATGCCGCAAGGCAGCGGAGCAGCTTATTGAGCTGATAGAGAAGTTTGAGAGGTTAATGAAATTAAGATGGGGCGTCAAATTTTGACGTTTCTTGGAGGCAGAGATGCAATCCGAGAAAGAATGGAGGGATTTTAAGATGTGGGCCTCGAAAGCCAAAAGTGAAGAGGCTCTTAAGGTGGTAGCCGCCTTAGTGTGGATTGTCCAAGACTTGAGGGACACCATCAAGTCGTTAGACGAGCGACTTCATGCAATGGAGGAGAGATGTGGCAAACGTCTTTGCAAGTGTGCTGGGTGTAGTGGTGAGCGTTCTGCTCACAATATTATGCAGGGAAGTAATAGCAACCAAGAAGATGGTTGCTAAGATGAATACAGAGTTTGCTGAGTATAAGGTGCTCGTAGAGCACCGTTTGACAAGGCTGGAAGCGAAGGTTTTCAATAGGGTGTGCAAATGAACGAAGTTGCTGAAAGCGGGATAAAGAGGCATCACCAGGGTGGAGCTTCGCAGGGTGAGGGTGAGCTCCTCGAGAAGCTGCAAGAGTGGCTTCGGGAAGCAGAGCGAAGCACGCCTGAGGTGAGGTGGCGTGAAGAAGCAGAGGAGGACTACGACTTCTATGCTGGGCGACAGGACAAGCCTGAAGTGCGACAGGCACTTATTGCACAGAAGCGTCCTGTCACAGTGTATAACGAAGTTAAGCCTCGGATAGACAAACTTGTTGGCCTAGCGGCTCAGATACGGAGAACACCAAAGGTGTTTCCTGTGACAAAAGAGGATGAGCCACTAGCTGAGCTAGTGAACGGAGTTTTCAAGCATTTTCGCTATCACACGAAAGCTTCCCGAAGGGAGATGGAGTGCTTCGAGCACGCTGTGAAGGGTGGGAGGAGTTTCCTTTACTTCTATGTGGATACGAGCAATCCGTTTGAACCACAGGTCAAATGTAAGAGGTTGCCTGGACGGGATGTCCTGGTAGACCCAGATTGCTATGACTATGATATAAATGAGGCGAGATATGTCTTCATATCTCGGTGGTTTACCGAGGAAGAGATTAAGGCGTATTGGGACAAGTTTGATGCTGATGCCATCAAGACGTTTGACGCCGACCTCAGCTATTATACACCAACCTACTTTAATGAGAGCAAGAAATTGTATAGACTCATAGAGTGCTGGTATAAGAAGCCCGAGAGGGCTGTCTGGTTTGTCAACCCGATGACAGGGCGTCCTGAGCACCTGACGAGGGCTCAGTGGCGAGACTTTGTAAAACGTCTGCGGGAAGGCATTGTTCTTCCTGATGGAAGGGTCTGGAAAGGCGACCCGCCTACGGCTGTTGAGAGTGTGATGCAAGTTCCTTATTATGCTATATTCTCTGGAGGTGTGCTCCTTGAGCACGGAAGGTCACCTTATAGGTGGCACGGCTATCCGATTGTCCTCTTCGGAGGCTACAAAGATGAGAACGAAAACAGGTATATGAGCGCAATTGAGATGATGAAAGACCCGCAAAGGGCCTTGAACACGATGCGACGTCAGCTGTCGCATCTGTTGCAGACTGCCCCGAAGGGCATTTTGATGCACGAGATAGATGCAATTCTTAATGTGGATGAGTATGACAAGCACAGTAGTGAGCCGAATTTCAGGCTTGTGCTTAACAGAGGTGGCCTTGGCCGCGTCAAGTTTAGCGAGCAACCACAGATAAGCCCGATTTATGGGCAGCTGGATGCACAATATAGGCAGAGCATCGTGGATGTCAGTGGCATCCAGGATGTCTTGATGGGAAAGCAGACGGGGACCAGGGAGCCTGGTGTTACTGCAAGGATGCGGCTTGAAAGCAACATAGCTGTGCTATACATTCTGTTTGCAAACTTTAGGGATGCTAGGTTACAGGGCGGAGAGCTTCTGCTCTCACTGGTGCAGCAATATGTTACATATCCTATGGTAATAAGGATGGAAGGAGCAAAGGGAGCGCAGCTTGTTGAGATAAATACACAGTTGAACCCGCAGGTCGAGGGCTTTAATGATATATCTGCAGGCAAGTTCGACTTGCGGATTGATGAGGAGGCTGAGGATGTAACGATGCGGAGAGAGATTGCGAATATGCTTATGGAATATGCTCACAATGCTCCAGATGCAATTCCGCCCGAAGTTATCCTTGAATATATGGATGTGCCCTTCACAGTGAAGACACAGGTGCAGGAATATAATAGGGCCAGAATTGAGCGGGAAATGATGCTCAGGATGGCCGAGATTAAGGCTAAGGAGGCTAAAGATGGCAGACGTAAAGCAAACACCGCAAGGCGATGATGACCCCAGAAACCTTGAGGGTGTAACCACCGACCCTGATGAGGGTAAAGGTGATGTGGGTAATGTGGATGAGGGTCAGACACAAGGGCCCGAAGGGCCAGGGCAAGAGCCCAAAACAGGTGATGAGCCAAAGGCTGAGTCCTCAGTCGAGGAGCTACTGGCACAGCGTGACGCAGAAGTGCGAGAATTGAGGGCATTGCTGCGTGAACAGAAGCGTGAGATGACCGAGCTCCGTATGCAAATGCAAGGCACTAGCAAAGCTCTGAAAGATGCTGGTGTTCTTGATGAAGGGGAGGAGGACGAAGAGCAAAAGAGGCTGATGCAACAGCAAGAGGCTTTGCGTGCACAGCAATTGGAGACAATGCTTGAAATGATGCGGCTGAACCCCAAATACGAGGACGTGGATGAAGTCGTCTCACAAGAGCACTTCGACGACATGGTAGAGGCCATGGCCGAAGTGTATGCCGAGAAGACTGGTGTTAGCAAGGGCGAAGCTGTGATGGCTGTGGAGGATTGGATTTGGAGTCAGCCGAATCCGTATAAGCTGATGTATGCGCAGATAAAGCAGTATCATCCAGATTATGCCAAGCAGCCACCGAAAGGTGGTGGTGGGGAGCCGAAAGGCCCTGCGAAAGCACCATCCAGTATTCAGGCTATGGCTGGTGGGGGTGGTGCAGATGCAGCTGGGTGGACTGCAGCTAAGATTGATGCATTACCCGAGGATGAGTTGGACAAAGTCCCTCGGGATGTCTATGCACTGTATTTGCAAGGAAAGTTGAAGTGAGGAGGAGATAGAAAATGGCAGAAACTGTATTTCTGACAAATGACCCGTTGACCAGGAAGCGTTGGGCAAAGGACCTCTTTGCCATACTGCTTCCAGCGACAGAAATCAACGACTTAGTCGGCACGGATACAAAGTCCATCATCCAGCAAAGGAAAGAGCTTGCTAAAGGCGAAGGCGATACTATCACCTTTGGCATCAGGTTGCCTTTGCAGGGTGAAGGTGTTGTCGGGAGAGACCCAATTGAAGGGAAGGAAGAGGCACTGCGTTTTAGGCACTTCAAGGCCACCATCGAAGAGCTCAACCACGCAGTGGAGACTGGTGGTCGTATGGAGGAGCAGAGGGTTCCTTACGACTTGATGAGGGAAGGACGTGATGCCTTGCAGGAATGGTGGGCTGACAAGCTGAGTGATATTGCATTTGCCCATCTATGTGGTGACACTTCGTTCAGGGTTGCAGGTAAGACCCTTGGTCAAGACCCTGAGGACCCTGATAGTGAACATTGGCTCAAGGTAAACGACGTGGCCACTGAAGGTGCTATGACCAGTGCGGATACGTTGGACTTGTCCTTCTTGGACAGGATGAAGCAACGTGCGGAGATGCCTGTTGGAGACAAATGCTATAAGGTGCGTCCTCTTGTGATAAAAGGCAAGAAGTATTATAGGGTCATACTCCACACTTACGTGTTTGACGCCTTGCGTCAGAACACTAATGTAGGTCAGTGGGGTGACTTGATAAGGGCTGCTGGCAAGCTCCAGATTCCTAACGTGGAGATAGAATACAATGGAATGCTTATCAGCAAGTCTGAGAGGATTAGACAGGTCGTCAAAGACAGCACCGACCCACGGGCTGGAGTTTTCAGGAACGTCTTGCTTGGGTGTCAAGCCGCAGTGCTTGCCTGGGGCGGAGCTGGTGAGAGCAAGAGCACGACGTTGTCGTTTGTGCCTTATCAGACGGATGCCAAGCGTTTCATGAACATAAGAGGTGGTGGCATTCTTGGTGTCAAAAAGGTGAGGTTCGAGGGCCACGACTTCGGAGTGATTACTGGGTCTAGCTGGGGAGCACCATTATCCTAAGGAGGTTTCATTATGGCAACTGATTTATATACACATGCTTTTGCTGACAACATACGGCTGGCCAAGAGCAAACGGCTGGCCGCCCCAGCCAATGGGACGTATAATCTCATTCGTTTGCCAAGATACGCCTTTGTGAAAGCAGTGTGGCTCTGGGTTGTTACAGCCTACACGGGGACAAGCCCTTCTATTACAGTGGGCTTCATCGGAAATGGAGAGTCTGCGGACCCAGATGCTTTCTTGACAAACACTGAGAGTGCTCCCAAGACAGCTGGGATGAAGGTATCGCTTGGTGGCACAGCTGCTTGTGCTGCTGGCAAGTATTTTGCGGACGGCTCTGGTGCGATTACCCTCACTACAAATAAGGATGATGGTAGTGCTGGTGTCGTCTATGTATTTGTAGACTACACGGTAATTTGCTGAGAGGAGGTAGAAGATGGCTGCATTAGATACTGATTTAAGAAGGACTGATGAGAGGCACTACAAGAGGGTCAATCCTTTCTGGGTGCAGAGCAGTCCTTTCGGTTATGAAAACACAGGCGAGAAGGTATTGCTGTTTGCCTTTCCAGAGGTGCTGGGCAACTACTACCTGCATCAGTTTGTGTTGGAGGTTGAGATAGCATTTGCAGGTGGGACACCAACAATTGACATTGGCAAGTGCACCTTGGACGACCCTTCGGTTGACCTGACATATAGCAACCTCGA